GCTAAAGGAAACTCCGTTCGATTGGTCTAGCCTCGAATGGATCTGCATAAGAACGCCTTCCAGCGCAGCAGTAGCCGCGTGGCGCACGTTACGCGCCCCGTTGATAATCCCACCAGTGGTTCAACGGTTAAGCGGTGTTTCGATTGCTCTAAGAGCGATCGACTCACCAAGGAAACGATCCACAATGGTATGCAGTTGCTTCGGGTCAGGTACGGTTTACCGTATGCTGAACTACCGGACTGCACGCCTATGGAACTCTCTCGTTTCCTCTCATTTCTTTTGCTACAGGGTAAGGAGCGGACCTCTGTAGCATTTCCTCGCCAACAAAAGAAAATACAAAAAAACACTACAAACTGCGAGGAAAAAATCGGTCTCTGTTCGTTACAGAGGCTGTGTCGAAGAGACAGGTGGGCTCTTGCCCATGGCTGCTCGTCTATTAAGCGCAACTTGCCGAAAAGTTGCAAACGGCACACTCCCTCCGCACGCAAAGCATGGGAAGCTAGCGTGTGCTCTCAACCCCCCCCCCCATCTTCCGGTTATCTTCAGCACGTCCGGCGTGTTGTAACCGACTCCTTTCGTCCTGGTTGGGACCGGAACTACCATTCCTTCGTCGGGAATCATGTTCCAAACCCTTCCACCCGAGCCTGTAAGGCCCGTGCTGATGCACTTTGGGCTGGGCGGCGATCGGAGTTTATTACCGCTACTACCAGTGAGATGGAGGTCACTCCTCCAGGGCTCACGGGGCGGTACAAAGATATCCTTTCCGCGGGCAAGACCAGACCGATGCTCATCTTTGATGAGTCTGTCGAGCTGCTTGCGCCATTGCATAAGCTATTGTATTCACATTTAGCTAAGCAGGATTGGTTACTTTGCGGTCCTCCGACCGATAAGAAGATGACATCTGTCCTTGTGAACGACATCCAGACCTCGGTGGATCTGGTTGCTGCAACTGACGGGCTTGACCTTACGGTCACCGAAGCCATTCTCGACGCCTTGTTCTTCACTTCTGTGAAGATACCCCGTACTCTTAGATCGTTCGCTAAGAGTTCTTTGAGACCTTCTTTTCTAGGTCTTGGGGGAAAGGTGAAGAGAATCAGTCATGGACAGATGATGGGAGCCTACCTCTCCTTCCCTCTACTCTGTATCCACTCCTACTGCGCCGCCACCTGGGCGGCTCGGGACCAAGTGGGAGCACGTTTTCTCGTCAATGGTGATGACACTGTCATTTCCGCCGGACGAGCTATTAGTGTGCAGGACTACCCTCCGGGGTACCGACTCAACGCTGATAAAACGATTCGTGCTGAAAATGTTGCCGAGCTCAACTCGACAGTTTTCTTAAGGAGTGGAGGGAAGTGGCGCGAAGTGCGCCATCTTCGGAGAGGAGGAGCGGTTGCCGATTTCCCCGGGATGATCCATATGGCGAAAGCCGTTATGGTGACTCCCGGGTTCGTGGACGCCTTTCAAAGGTGTCGGATCGGCCGCCGCTGGGGTTTCCTCCCCAGCCAACTTGGTCATAAGACCTACCCCGCTTACATAAGAGAGCGGGGCCTCAGGGTCCGTCGAACTTGGACGGCCTTGCC